ACCTGAAGGATGTCTTCGCCTTCGTGCTTCTTAAAATAGTTGCCTACCGCTGAAAGCACAAACCAAGAACAAAATCCAATCGCAGCGCCCATCGTCAAGGCAAACTCCCAGTCATGAGGGTCACGCCCAAGATACTGAGTTACCGGAGAAGCGCCGATAATTGCTGACCCAGTGCTAACACCACCACGAATTGCAGCATCGCGCAGGTTACGAGGTTTAAGAAAGGTGAGAATGGCGAGTCCTCCAAAGAGTCCCCCAATCCCCGCCGCTGCTTTGGCCGCAGCCGTGCCCGTTATCGGCTCCGTCACTCTGCTTCCGGCTTAGGAACTTGAGGGATGGCTTGCTCACGGATCGACTGAACCAAATCAGCAACCGCTTCATAGGGCGCTTTGCCAAGTGCAGCCATGATCACATTAACTTGAGTCAAAGTCAGGTTGAGGGTGATGTTTTCCATTATGCGGCCCAAGGAAGAGGTGGGCTAACCACCGGAGGATTGATCTGATTGTCGATCTGCGTTTGCACAGCGGCCTCGGTAGAGTCTTTGTCTACACCGTTAGCCCAGATCCAGCCAAGCACCATGTCTTGAGTCAGATCGGCGTAGGGCGTGAATGTTCCCGTTGGCGCAGGAACCGAACAGGTTGAGTAGACCGAGCCGTTATAAGTTCCGTCTGTGCCGGAACAGGTCCAGTGGACCACGAACACTACGTCCGTCTGCCCATCGGCTTGGGGGTAGCAGTTGAGTTGGGAGATTACCCAGTTAAATGTGGTCATGATTTTCCTTAAATCGCTGAAATTACAAACGCAAGCAATTCTTCATAGCGCACCCCAAGTCGGGTATAGTCTACAGCGCCTTCTGGATATTGTCCGTTTTTATCTTTCTCAACGGCTTTGCCATCGATTGTCTTGAATGTATCGGAACAAAATAGCCCATACCGCGAAACATCCAATCCTTCAGCGGTGAATGCAGCCTGAACATCTTGAGCAATCACACCAAAGTGAATACGGGCATTGTCGCCTTTGGCTGCAACAGAATCCTTAAACCGGAACTTGCGAATCAGACCTTTAATCCTTGCTGCCACCCGCTGTTCTGCTGCGGATAGCTCTTCAATATCTTGCTTGTCGTTGCGGTCGGAGGTATTGATTGTGCCTGTGGTGGCATAAACGGTAGTCCAACGAAGTCCAGCTTGCCCTAATGTGGAAACATTATCTTGACCGGGCCTAAAATATTGATAGGCCGTTTCGCTTGCACTATATGTGGTTCCAGCAGCGCTGGCAGTTGAAACACGAAAAACCGAATCTAACCCGTTTGAGTTAATTAAATTAATCTGAGAGCCAACAATTTGCCCACCAGATACATTAGAAGTGTTTTTATAAGCAGATAAAGTTAAAGTTGAATCATATACGTAGGTAGCAGAATTTGTGCTAACCACATTGCTGCTTATAAGAGTACCATTCCTATATGTGCCAGAGCCGTCTTTTGCTTGATTAAGTATTTGCCCAATAATAATACTGTCAGCCGAAGAAACGGGGGTGGCTGTAGTTTGAAATAGTAATATAGGTCTTGAAACGCCCGAGCCGCTAGCAATTGTGTTATTAATGACAATAGCGTTGTAGCTGCTTGTCATTGGGCTTGTGGCAGAAGATATGTTTAAACTTGTGCCATCAAATGTAAAGTTTGATGACCCAGCTAAAGATCCACTGCTATTGTATTGGATTTGAGTGTTAGAACCCGCAGCAGAGGCTGATACGGTTGACCATGTCGGCGCTGCGCTTGCCCCGCCAGAAGTTAAAACTTGCCCTGCGGTGCCGTATGTTGCGCCACCAATACCAAGTTGCCCAGAGGCACCAATACGGAATCGTTCTGCGTTCCCTGCAACAAAATATGTAGCGCCGCCGCCTGCTGACAGTTGCAGCCTTGTCCCGTCGTAATCTACATACCCAGAATCTGTTGCGCCTTCTAAACGGAAAACCGGATTGGTGGCCGCTTTTATATGCAAAAGATTGCTTGGCGAACTCGTCCCAATACCAAGGTTGCCGGAGGAGTTGAGAAACATGCGCCCGGTGCCGCTTACATTGAATTGAGTAGTTGACCCGTCAAACGTCAGCGGAGCATAGGCTGAATTGGCATTATTGGTAACAACAATATTTGCACCATTGCCAGCAGTCTGTGGAAATACGTTGAGTCTGTCACCTGTACCGTAGACATAGAGATCGCTTCGTACACGGGTTGGGCCATTAACATCTAGCGTCACGCCCGGCGAACTTGTCCCAATACCAAGGTTGCCGGAGGAGTCGAGGCGCATTTTTTCAACACCGCCCGTACCAAATATCAGCGGATTGGCTGTTTGGTTGTACACATAAAAAGATGTGGCGTTGTTATAAATACGCCCAACCAAAGACGTATTGTTTTGAAAGTCTAAGAGACCACCATTTGTTGCGTTATTGAGTGTTAAAGATGTGAACCCAGAAATAGAAGTCGGCGAACTCGTCCCAACACCAAGGTTTCCACTCGCATCCAACGTCATCGCCTGTGTGAATGTGATTGCATTACCTGCGGTGCCTGCCGCTGCTTGATACCAAGCGTGAACACCTGCATTTTGCAAATATGCTGTTGATGCTCCATTTGCAATGTAAGTTTGACCTGAATAGCTTCCAGCCCCAGTCCAATATACATTTGAGCTAAATGAAGATATTGCTCCCGCAGAAGCTATTGCGGCAATTGGTGAAACTTGAAATGCTTTAATTCCAAAAGCACTCGGCGTAACCCCCAGACCAAGGTTGCCGGAGGAGTCTAGGCGCATTTTTTCAGATGACGTAATTTGCCAAACGTAATTACCTGCCGTGCCATTTGGTAAGTCAAACGTCATCTGCGGGGCAGAAGCCCCATACCCACCAGAAATCGTTCCGTAGTTGGTTGAAGTTGTGAAAAACTTAATCTGAGCTTGCGTGTTCGCGCCAGATCCGGGATTGCTCAACCGCAAAACCTCAACAACCGCTCCAGCAGATGTTGTAGACGTTTCCAACTTTACGGCAGGCGAACTCGTCCCAATACCCAGCCCTGTGCTGGTCAGGCGCATTTGTTCGGAGGTTCCCGGTCCAGCAAGATAAAAAGCAAGTGGAGCGCCAGCAGTAGAAATACCAGCAGGGTTTGACCCTGTTGCCCTTAAATAAACTCCCACCTCATTGGCGGGGGTTGCGTTGTCAGTTATCGTCAATGAAGCATATGGTGAGCTTGCATATCTTGAAACATTAAGATATCCATAACCAGACGTATTTGAACCAACAAGCAAGCTCGTCCCATCAAACGTGAGAGCACTACCCGTGCTAAGAGCGCTACCGCTGCTGGCATAGACAACACCGCCAGATGTAAACGACGTTAGTCCAGTACCGCCAGACGCAGTTCCTAGCGCATTCGTCAAGTTGAGCGTGTTCGCGGTCAGCGTTGTACCGTTGAACAATAAATTTGCAGAGTCAGTCTCAAGACCGCCTGTAGTGCTGTACACCACCCGACCCGAAGTCAGGCTGGTATTGGTGATGGCACTAAAGACGCCGGGGCCACCGGATGCGCCGATCCGCACAAAGTCCGAGCCGTTCCAAGCAACCTGCGCCTTCTCACTCACGCCCAGCGTAACGCCCGTCGTGGGTCCAACCCCAACAATCTTGACCGTGTACGTCGCAGAAGTATTGATGATTGTGTAAATCTTGCTTCGCGCCGGAGCCGTGACGGTGATGTTGGCAACGTGTCCAGATGCAATGATGATTGCAGACCTAGCTTGATTAGATGCCCCATCCGTAGTAGTCAGCGTTGTGTCAGCGCTGACCGTAACCGCTCCAGCTATAGCCGTGTCAAGCAAGGACGTAATCGAGTTGTTGACTGTATCGCCCCAAGTCCCAGACAGTTCGCCCGTAACCGGAAGAGCAAGACCAAGAAGTGAGGTATAAGAGGTAGACATTTTTTAACCCAAACGAATTATTGCGGTGGTATTCGACGCAGCCGGGAACTGAACCGTGAAAGTTCCAGCGGAGGTTTTGTCGTTGCCAAAGTCCAGAACACAACCGCCGGGTTGGTGGTACCGTTGTACTTATAGATAAGCGCCCCGCGAGCGGTGATCGCCCCGGTCCAAGAAGCATTAGTGAATGACCAGTAAGCGACACTGCCTGTCGCCCCCGTCGTAGGGACTTGATTGATCACAAGGATCTGGCCCCCAGCGGTATACCCGGCAGCAACAACTTCGCCCGTGCTCGTGTAAGCGGTAGTCGAAGCGTTTAAAGTGGCGGCATTTGTATACAAGGCGATCTTGTACACATCCGTTGTACCAGTATTGAAATTGAACGTGCCGCTAGGCAACCCGGTCAGAAACGTGTTGGTGGTGAAGTTGCCTTGGAAAGCCATTAGGTCACCGGTTGTCTATATTGGCCCGAACGGTACGCATCCTGCCGCTCAAGTCCGTCACCCAGACGTTTAGCAAGCCCAAGCGCTTCTTGATATCGGGTTGTGTACAAAGCGAGCATATCCTGTTCGCCTTTCATATACGTGTACGCTTCTATTAGCGAACCATAAAGCAAAACCGTATCAAAGTTATCGCCCAACCACGTAGTGCCAGCGGTGACAATCGAAGTGGGGTAGTAGAAATACTGCAGCTCAACGTTGTAAACAGCGTCAGGCGTGGGGCCAAACATAAACCGAAGCTCTGTTTCCGCAGACACCTGAGGCCCAAACAAAGCGTAGTACTTTGGTTGTGCTGTATAAGTTGGACTTGGGTATGCCTCCCGCAAGAAGTTAGTATCCTTGTTCAACAGAAAAGAATACTCGCCCCCAGTGGGGTAAACAGCCAATGAATAAACCGACAGGAAGTCGTTGGGGCAATTCAAATACGCATTGCTAGCCACCGTTGCGAGGGTGGAAGTTTTGCGCAGGGAGGGGAACTGAACGGTATTGTAAATGCGCTGTTCCGCCTGCTGAACAAACGTAGGAATGTTTGCTACAAAAGAGGACTCAAAGTTCTCCGTGTAATCTTGGATAGCAGACGAAAGAGCAGTGTAGTTCACGCCATTGGCCCCCGAGCCATCACGCCCTTAGTAGCAGCACCGGTCCCACGGATCTTAATCCCGTCGGTTTTGGCGGTTTTGTCTGGGCCGTTGTTGTACATCCCAACACTCATCCGCATAGTGTTTAAGCTTTCAAGTTCGGAAGCTTTACCGGGATTTTCTACAGCGGCGACTTTTTTACCAGTCATCGTGTGCGGGGGCGCATAAACTTGGGCAGAGCCAACTTCTTTGCCACCTTGTTTCATACTGTACTTAGCCATTTTAATCCCCTTGGTTCTTAGCACGGGACATGTTGCGGCCAAGGCGCATACGGTCATCCGTAGTTGGACCGCCTTTTTTGAGCTTAAGCATCGTACCTTTACCGCCCTTGTGCTCTTGCGCGTCATGCTGCTTAAAGGCTTTT